TCCGATCTCTGCGGCCCCAATTCCAACTATAGGAACGGTTAGGAGGGCGGTTAGTCCGGTCCCGATCCCCATCAATGCCGCGCCGAAGCCTTTTATCGCGCCACCTGCAGTCGCTAGAGAAGCCTCTAGCTCAGCGGTGTCACCCAAGATATGTACAATAATTGGCGCTACAGTCATTAATTCTCCTTGTGCTCTTCTTTGAGCAGGCGATCCAATGCCCTAAGATATCTCACATCAGCCGCCACATCTTGATCTGGCTCTGTCTGAGGGGGTAGGATGTCAACTCGCTTTGCACCTTTAACCTCATTGGCAAAAACAGTCTCGACAAGCTCAGGAGTCAGCTCCACTGGCTCAGGGTCAGCGTCTCCACGCATCATCTTCAGAAGATGCTGCCGGTCGGACTCCACTGATCTCTTGGTAGTAGAATCTGTTCTGCGCTTCGGTTTCTTGCCAGTGAAACCTACATTTGTGCCGTACGCAATTATATCACCAAGTCGCTCTTCCCATTCATAATGGGCTTGCAGCATCTCGGTTATCTCAACCAAGGTGTACTCCCACCAAAACTCGCGGGGACGTAAATTTAAGAACCCGTATGCCTGATTTTTTAACTCTCGCCAGTCAAGGCTCCATTTTTTTCTACTGCCTCTTGCGCTTTCTGGTCATCTGCAGCTGCTTGCGCGTTGGCAATATCTTCATCTGAAATTCCGAACGCCAGTTTTAGGGCTTCATCGACTTGATCTGAATAGTACTTGACCTTTTTAAGTTCCATCATGTCATTAAGCTCATCCTTTCGTAAGTGAGGCGTTTCCCAAAGAAGCCCCGCCCATAGGAAAACCTTGAGCTGTGACCATGACATCCCGAAGCCACCTTTCTGCCACCTGAGAATAACTGATATCGGTGTGGTTGGGTTGCCGGTATCTGGGTCCGGATAGCTACTTTCTATCGCTTCTATTGCGCCCATTTTAAAGTCGATACGCCGTTCCCCGTCTTTAAAATTCACGGGAATTGACGTATCCGGTCCTGCCCCCTTCATAACTTTTCCTCCTCTCGATTTTCTAAGCCCGTCTGTCCCGCTCCCTGCCTTTCGTGCTGGCATACACCCTCACCGTTTAAGGCATCTCGAATATGCCGATCTTCATGTTACCCAGTGTTGAGCTCACCGTCAATGTCACCAATCCGGTGTCATCGGTGTAGTGGTCAACATACGGAAGCACGAACGTTTCTGGACTGGTAGCTCCAGAATCCACGCTCATCACAAAGTTGTGCAAGCCGTGGTCGTTAGGTTTCCCCGCTACGGAGCCTTGATAGCACGCAAGCGGCATGTTGCACGCCGTTACTGCATTTGCCGTCACGACAGCCGTGCCACTGGAGCAAGAAATCACAATTAGATTCTTGTTTCCATTGGGTGCAAACTGAACGGTAGAATAGCTTGGCTGTGTGATGTATGTATCTTGGTCGATCCCAGTCGCCACTATTTTTGTGGGGACTCTTGTATCAACTGAAGTCATCTTAACCTCCTCTTTTAATTCGCTCTAAATACTCCGACTGTTATTGTAGTAGCCAGACTGTAGCCGATGTTCACGTAGCCATCGCTGTCAATGTAATCTGTGATGGGATACGCCGAATCGAAAGCGATAGTTTTGTTGCTGTCCGCCCCATCTGCCAGCTTTGCGACAGTGACCACAAGGTCGTCGCCTCCTGCCTGGTTGGGGATGGTTACGGTGATTGCTGCTGAAGAGCCATTCTTGACTACGATAAAGTCGTGGTTTGCCTGTGGTTTAAACTTGTCACCGCAAGCGGTAGCCGCTGCTAGAGTCTGCTGGACACCGGCGCTAGTGATCTGGGTCGGAGTTATAGGCGTTATAACCGCCATTTCCTGTCACCCCCGCCTAAGCGAATGTTAATGCGCCGTCTGCAACAAATGTCCCTTTCAGCGTCGCCTCAGCACCGACCGGCTCATCGAGCGTCATAGTCTCCATATAGCCGTAGCCGGAAGCAGCGTAGCCGCCTGGGAAGAGCATCTTTAGTCTAAGTCGGTTAACTGTCTCTGAGCCAATAAACGAGTCCTTCAGAAACATAATTGTCGATTCCCACGTTGCATTGTCGCTCTGGAGCCAGTGCATGCCGGTCAAATCCATTGACCAATCACGGTCGCCTGGCACTCTGTTTGTCCACCGGCCTGAACCTTTCCAGTTCACAGCAACAGTGGTCATCTTTAGGTTCAAAGTGCATCCACGCTGACCAAAGACCGTTTCGTATATGCTGCCGGTATAAACCTGCAACAGAACGTCCGTTCCAATCAGCGGAATTTCGCCTGTCATGTTCTATATTCACCCCTGGTTTGTTGTTTCCTACAGGAAACAACTGATTTAGTTCGGTTTTCGGTTCTAGGACTTCACGCCTGCCTGATACTGAACTGCCAAGTAGTTGACCCCATCCACGTCTTGTTGTCGCGTTGGAGCACACTTGGAACGGTTCGTTCGTGAATTTGAAGGTAGCAAATAAAATTGTCAATAAGCGACAAGTTGCTACTGCTTATCGCCTGCATAATGTCATCAATAGCGTCTTTGACCGCATCTGAATTTTCACCCTCATCAAAGACCCTGATGGTCAGCCTAATTCTCTCGGCTTTGGTGGTCTTAGTATCCAGGCTAGAAACCATTGAGATATCGTATAATTCAATATATGGGGGTTTCTTATTCTTCTGCGTCTTTTCTGATATTGGCCATGTTGGGAGGTAGGTTTGTACGCGATCTTTAACTGCAACCTGCAATGCGTATGCTGCAGATCGCATTGCCGTCATAGTGCCGACACTCCCGCCAGCTCATCTAATGCAAGTGTAACCTGCGCTTCAAGCAATGCAGGTAGTTTTTCTTTGGCTAAATACGCGATATATGGTTTGCTCTCTACACCTTTCTCGCCAATCGACCTAGCGAGAACGTATGCAAACTGTTGGTCAGTATAGCCTTCGGTGCTGCCGTGCCGCGAAGCCCAGCCCATTAACGCGCTTGCAGGGGGCGCCCTTGAACCTGGGCTCCTAGCGAACGGCCCCCCTTCAACATTTTCTATGTAGCCAGAATAGTCGGCCATTGAACGCAGCTGAGCATCAAAAATAGTGGTCGGCGTAGCCGGAATGATATCAATGAGGGATCTAGCTGCGCCGGTATCAACCTTAATATCCGCCTCCGCCATCTCTTTTCCTTCTTCCAGAGCGAGATTTACTCCCGCCGCGCACATTATCGGAGCTTCGGCGGCAAGTGCCATCAATGAGGCAATACAAGCCTCATCTTCCACATAAACGTCGAATACCATTTTCTGCTGACCTTAACGCTTTTTTTTAACTTATAGGTTTGCTTATTCCATCCTGAAAATGCCCTCGAATAAACCTTTCTTGTGACTAGATATCTCAATCTCGGCCCTGTGCGTGTATTCCCCTGGCGAGAATCCTTCAGTATCTACTTCTAATATCTCTATGATAATCGAGCCAGCAGTAGGACTGTCAACGGTGATCCCTCCCTCAGTTTCTGAGGTCTTCACGACCAGATCGCCAAGACCGCCCATGAGCGTCCACGTTATCACGCCAGTTGCGAGAGTCGGATCAAGCACGGTTTTAGTATCATCGGTATAAATGTCCGCCGTGATCCGCGTATATTCTCCTGCGACAATCGGTTCGTCTACGCCAATATCCTGATAGTGCATCATGTCATTTTGTCCCCTCTAACTCAACCGTATCTAATGACTCACCTTCGAGCTTAATAGTTTCTGAAGTCAATCCTTCTACGCCAGCTGTTTCAGTCGAATCTCCTTCCAGTTCGACCGCTTCAGCACTTGATCCTGTAGCCGCGTGCGTACTAGACGAGGTTCCAATCAAATGAATCACCGTGCCGATATACTCAATGGTGACTACTGGAACATTTGCGGTAAACCCTGTGATCGCCGTTTCGCCATTGACGCCTACACTGATAATCGGCGCGTTAACGTCAAAATCAAGCTCAGCTGTAGCGCCCTCCACGCCTGCACCGACCAATGCAGGATTCGCTTCAAGCTCAAGAATTGCTGTAGCTGCGGTTACGAATATGTCCTGCGGAACGAAACCGATGATAGCTTCAAACTCGAAAGTGGCTGTGGTGCCTAATACACTGACCGCTACGAGTCCTGAGTTTGCGCCGAAAGTGAACTGTGCCGATGTTCCTACAGCGCTCACGCCAACTAGGGCCGCGTTCGCATCCATCTGAACCGTGGCAGTCGCGCTTGGAGTGCTTACACCTACGACAGAAGCGTTTGCATTGAAGTCCAGAAAAGCAGTTGCCCCTGCGATTAGGATATCCCAGGTCACGCTTGCCGCGTTTGCATTGAATGTGAGTTCAGCTGTAGAACCAAGAGTACCTACACCAATGAGTGCCGCATTCGCGTCGAACGGCATCACCGCTGTCGCTCCGGCAATAATCACATCCAGCGCCGCTATGGGGACATTCGCATCGAAGGTAGCGATTGCAGTTTGTCCGAGAACCACTACGCCAACCAAGCCTACATTAGCATCAAACTGGGTTTGTGCTGTGGCGCCAGTAACAATAACACTAATCAATGGGGTATTTGCGGCAAACTCTAGCTGGGCAGCTTCACTTAGCACCCCCACGCTTACGATTGATGTATTGGCATTAAATTCCAAGAGAGCTGGGGGAACCTCAGTTACCACGTCCCACACGGCGTTCGCTACGTTGGCATTGAAGCCTAACTGCGAAGCTGCTCCTAGAACGCTGACGCCAATCAAAGGTGAATTAGCAGCGAACGTCATCTCTGCGGTGACGCCCATTATCACGACATCTTCAGCTGCCGCAACGATGTTTGCATTAAACTGGAAGGTGCCTGTTGCTGCTACGAGGCCGACGCCAACTAATCCTGCATTCGCGTTAAAGTTCAGCTGTGCAGTTTGACTTGTGGTCCCGACGCCTACGACGCCTGTGTTTGCGTCAAACTCCAAAGAGGCTGTAGCGGCTGAGATTATCACATCCCAGACTGCACTAGCTACATTAGCGTTAAAGCTCAGCTGCGCTGTGCTTCCAATAGCACCGACGCCTACTAATGGCGCATTCGACGCAAAGGATGCCACTGCCGTTGCTGCGGTGACAACGACATCGTATGCGGTAACTACAGTCCAGTCGGTTACATCAAACTCGAAAGTCGCTGTCGCTGCCTGCGTTCCGACGCCTATCAATGCGACGTTAGCATTAAAATCAAGCTCAGCTGTAGCGCTCGAAGTGCCTACGCCAACCAGCCCCGCGTTGGCGTTAAACGTCGCGGTGGCTGTGGCGCTTGATATTACGACGTCCCAGATTGTAGAGGGGACATTGGCATTAAAGCTGAGCTGAGCTGCTGCGCTGGTAGTCCCTACATTTACAGCTGTGGTATTCGCATTGAAGTTAGCAATGGCTGTTGCCGCTGTAACAACTACGTCCCATTCCTCGGTTGGAACATTAGCATTAAACGTAAGTGCTGCCGTTGCTGCGGCAGTTACTACGTCAATTAGCGCAGCATTGGCGTTGAAGTCTAGTTCAGCTGTCGCTCCAGGGGTGGTTACGCCTACCAGCGGCGAGATTGCATTGAAGGTTACGGAAGCGGTTGCAGCCGTCGTTACTACATCCCAGACTGCCGACGGAACGTTGGCATTGAAGGTCGCGGCAGCAGTAGGGGCCGTAGTTCCTACATCAACCGCCGTGGTATTCGCATTGAAGTTAGCAATGGCCTCAACTGCCGGAACCACTACGTCCCATTCCTCCGTCGGGACATTCGCATTGAACGTCAGAGTGGCCGCTATAGCGTCAGTTCCTACGTTGATTGCGGTTGTATTAGCGTCGAATGTTGCAGTAGCGGTAGCTGCTGGAGTTACGACGCTTATCACAGCGGCATTGGCATTGAAGTCGAGTTCAGCTGTAGGTGCGGTTGTTGCGGCGCCGACTAACCCAGCATTTGCATCAAACTCAAAGCTTGCTGTTGCCGCTGTCGTTACCACATCCCAAACGAGAGACGGAACGTTCGCGTTGAAGCTAGCGGTCGCAGCGGGTGCGGTCGTAGCCGCTCCAACCAGTCCAGCGTTGGCATCAAGCTCGAAGCTTGCGGTAGCTGCGGCTGTTACTACGTCCCAAACGAGAGACGGAACGTTCGCATTGAAGTTAGCGGTAGCAGTCGCTGCTGCTGTTGCAGCTCCAATCAATGCCGCATTAGCGTTGAAGTTTGAGGTAGCAGTAACGGATGGAGTTACTACAGAAATTACTCCCGCATTAGCGTTGAAGTTCGCGGTAGCGGTGGCTGCGGCAATTCTTGCATCATAAAGCCTCCACTTGCTCGCAGTATCATTCGCGTTTAATACCGCGTCGGAGAGAATGACGCCGATATGCAGCCTCCAATAGTAGACCGTAATAGCTCGTGGATAGCTGGTCGAGAAGCCAATGGATAACGTTCCGCTGGTCGAATCGTTGACCCACGCGGTCGCGGTTCCCGACGCTGTAAGAGAAGGCGTCGTGAAGGCGGCTCCATCAGTTGATAGGCGCATTACCGGCGCGTTCGTGGTCGCCGACATATCCCAGTGGACCTGAAGGACATATTTATGGCCGTTCGCAACCAGCGATCCAGTCGTCAAATAAAAGCGATAGCTCGATGTTCCGTCTCTTGAACAAGCGAGTGATCCATCATCACTGAACCAAACGCCCCAACCGGCAGGGGCTGTAGTTACCTTAGCGAGTAAATAATGCCGCCCTGCTTCAATCGTGCCGTCAATGCTGAACCCAACCTCAAAGGTAAGACTCGTTGGGTTATCAATGGCCGCCCAACGTGCCGTCGAGATTATGTCATTGGCTCCTAATGGGATTCTCCACGCCTGAGCTTGGCTGCTCGGATTAAGATAATATTCATTCGCTGTGGCAGTCGCGTTGTTCCCTGTAGACTGCCCTATATTGGTGACGGCGGTTCCTGAAGTTGGCCAACTGGTGCCAATGTATTCAACTTGACAATTTGTGACCGTCGCGCCGTCAACATCATTGACAAGTAATGAAGGGGCGTTGGCGTTGAAGCTGGATGTTGCTGTGGCTCCCGCAACCGTTACATCACCAGCACCGACGCCGAACGCGACATATAAAACCTGCGTCGCCACCGCTGCGCTGGTTCCCCATGTCACCGTGACGGTGCCGTTTGCGTTGAGTGTGTTCGCCGTTAGGAGTGAATTATTCGTTTTTGTATCATTATCTGCGATAACAAGCGCATTATTGTTGTAAAACGCACCATATGCGAGAGGAGTGGCCGCTGCGGTCTTGGTAGATTCGACGATGCTGCCGAGATGTGTTCCGTCGGAACCACCGATACTACAACGTCCGCCGGTTTGCAGCGCAGTATTGACGGTGTAAGAGTCGGTGAAATACATCATGCCGTTGATCTGGTATGTAACCGGCGTGGTGACGGCATCCGTTGATCCGTTGCCTCCGGTTGTCTTTGCCCATGATCCCACGCCCATCTCGTTTGGCGTCGCATCATAGAGGCAAAGTGAATAGATCACCGTGGCTTGTCCGTCATTTGCAGTGGAATTGACGGTAAACCCGTCAGTATCCATGCTTTTGTAGGTCGCTTTTTCACTGACGCTCGTTTCACCGTCAGTCCACCAGACACAGCTCGCGTTGGTTTGAACGCGGTTAGCTACCGCTGATGAAGCAGAATTTTGAACGTTATATGTAGCCCATTGGTTTCCGGCTGCATCCATCGCGCCGAAAGCAATGACGGCCCATCCACTTGTATCGGGGTCAGTACCCTCATCAATGCTCGCGTGGAGGACACATTGCGGTTTGAATCCTACGCCGGTTACGGCGACATCCTGAGTTGTACCGGATGCTGGAAATGCCCACTTCTTGACGTATCCTTTCGTGCAGTTTCCACCGATAGCGAGATAATTAACTGTGAACGCTGATGCAGCGGCGACGGCATAGGTAAGGGTGAACGAACCGTTTGCCACGGCAGTCAGACTTGCCTCAACTTGCGCTGTTCCGGCATAGTTACCAGCATAGAGACAATAACTACCGCTTGAGAAGGACTGGTTTACGCAAGCGTGAGAGGAAGCGAAGAGTTCTGCGGCGTAACTTGTTCCAGCGTTCGTGTAGTTTGTTCCATCGAACGCCGCAAAACCGTGTCCTTGCCCTGCCGTATTGTGCCACGTATTCGCGGTTGTGGTGCCAAAATCATACCAGAAGATAATCGCTGCTGGAGTGAAACCTATGCCGGTGGTTTGCTGCGTTCCCGTTCCGGTCTTGGCCGTGAACGACCCCATGAAGGTTTGAACGCCAGCCATTATACTCCAGCTCTTACTTTATTCCACATCGCGCACGTCACGTCACCCATTAATGGAACCGGCTTGGCATTGCGGCATATCTCAGGCTTAACTGAATTGATCCCGCACAGTCCTGAGCGTAAAAAAGGACAAGGGGAGGACGGAAGGCGCTTGATGTGCGCCCTCGCAAATGGTGCGTGGTCATACATGAGCGCTTCTGGAGTCTCCACTACATACTCTTCCCTAAAGCGCTCTAGGGGGATTCTCAAATGCTTCGCTATAGCACGTATATCAACTTCGGTCAAGGCAGTATAACGGTGCGAAGGGCTGCTTATACAGCAGTACCCAAAGCAGCGCTCGCACTCCTTATACTCCATTTAGAGCCTCCGCTAGGCGCCCCTAAAGGAGGCTCGATTAGCCTACTGGTTGCTCGAACCAACCTGCGGCTGGACATTGAACCGTGAAATTGCCGCCTTGTGCTGCCTTTGTCGTACCCCAAGCTATGTAGCCGAGAAGATACTTGGTCGCGCCGTTGTAATAGATCACAGCACCATTGACGCCAGTAAACGTCATCGTGCCTGACCATAGTGCGTCGGCTGACGAGAGACTGTAATTCGTCGTCGAGTAAACCGCCGGATCAGCCACACTCGTAAGAGTCGTGCCGCCTGCGGTATAGCCGCCGCCGGATACTTCCGTGCAACCTGCCGGTGTGCTTCCGGCAGCATAGAGTTCATCACTCGCTTGCGTTGGGACAAACGTAGTGTAGAGAGCCATCTTAAACGATGAGCTGCTTGCTACCCACGGAATCTCCCCCTTCAATATATGTTTTACGCCCAGGTAAAACCATTTCGCCGAATCTGCTGTCATCTTAATCCTCCTGTTTACATTTTTGCCGCGAGAGCGTTAACCGCTGTCGTGAGCAAGTCTACTGACGTCTTCAGTGCATCTGTTGACGTCTTTTGAGCGTCTGTTGACGTCTTCAGTGCATCAACGGACGCCTTGAGCGAACCAATGTCAAGTGACCCATCTGAGCCAATTTTTAACGGGACTGTCGAACCTTCTGTGGTGCCGTCGTCATAGATGCCGTAGATTTTAACCGGCTGCATTTACGCCACCACCAGATAGGTCATCATCACGGTCAGAGCGCCGGTTGTTGGCGTTCCTGTAGTGCCGATTGTCACGTTTATATGATTTGCCGTGGCGTAATACTTTCGCCGTGGTGATCCCCACGTTGTCATGCTTGCTGCAGTCTTGGTTTGTGACCCTGCACTCAGCGATCCTGCTCCTGAGCCTTGCGTTTTTGTGTCCATACTGTGCGTAGTGCCATCTACGTGTAACGCAGTTACTTCCCAAGAGCTCGGCGTGTACGTTCCCTGTGTGACTGTCCAATCGCCTCCGCTTAACACGCCTGGCACCCAGAGCAATGTGCCTCGCTCTGATGCTATTTCTCCTTTCACGACGCCGTTGGTGAGTCCTGTCGCCAAGCCCAGCGTTAAGAATCCTGCTGCGACTGAATCATCACCAATAGTTACTGCAGGCGTTGTGCCGTTAAACGTCTCTGTACAAACCGTCATAACGTCGGTGACGATTGAATTTGCGGGAATTGTTATCAGTGGGGCTGCTCCAGCGAATGTGACTGTTGCAGTTGCCAGCTTCTGAACGCCAGTGTTGACCTTGTTCGCAGTGACTGCCGTCGATGAGAGCTTTGAGTTGGTGATCGCGCCACTCTGTATATACGAGCCGCCCAGCTGAGTCTCGAAAGAGATCCCTGGGTAGAAGTAGATCGACCCTGTGGTGCTTGCGATTGCTACTACGCCAATCGGCTGAACCTGCGTTCCTGTGTCAGTTGACGCGGTATATTGAATGCTGCCTGGCGTGGTGACGTTGAGATACACCAGATCACCTACTGACTGAGCTGATGTGTCAAAGTCGCCGACAGTGGCTACCCCTTTCGCTTCGCCTACTTGCCCATCTGCTACTGCCCTCAGCATCACAAGCTGCGCGGGCTTGGTAACGTCGGAACCGTCGGCTGCAGCTACCGTAGGATAGCCATTGAGATAGCCGTTAAAATAAACCAGTTCCCCTTTCGTCAGGGCGCCTATTGCACGCACTTTATGCGCGAATAATATAGGCTTGTTATTTCGGTCTGTTAAATAGACCGCACTAGACTCCATACGTTTTTACCTCCTTCCACCTTTTCGTGTGAGTCAATCGCTGATCTAGGGTTTAGACGCCTCTCTTGATTCGATACAGGTCTGCTTTCATTCGTTTGAGAGTCAAGTAAACCCATTCCGAGGTCGTTCCTAAATCAGTTTCTACTGTGTTGATCGCTGTGATTACAGCCTGAACATCGCTTGCATTCGTCATCGCAATCACCTCCGTTACGTCATTTCAGGATCGTATTGCCGCTCTCTTGCGGTGACAATCTGGACGCCATTCTCCGCGATCTCTGGCATTATAGCGGTGATATAAAGCTCCCGTGTTTTCCAGATGATTCGCATTGATGAAAGAAGCCCTTTCACCTTGGCCGGTATGATAATCGAGTAAACTATCTCGGCCTGCGGCCTGTCACCAATAATTACTTCTTCGGCATTAGTCGGGATCACTTCGGCCCGCACATGCTCAGCGAACGTCGGCCAGCGGTTTTCCCAGCCGCCACCAGTGGTAGCATCGTCGGGCTTGCTCTGAATCTCGATTACGTCAGGTAGGTCCAGATAGAGCGGTATTCTCGTCACCAGCTGGTGTCCTCCCATTGTTCTGAGTAAAACGCCTTCGGCTTATCAAGGCCGCCCGCGTAGATCATCGGAGTGTTGCCGATATGGCTCCTTAGAACCTCAGCCAATAGCTCGTATTGCTCCACGATATATCGTGGGTCTTTGTTTGCCAGGCCGCCTACTCGCGTAGGTGGGAATTTCCTGAACATTGTGGCTATGGCTTCTGCCGCATCTGCTGCAGGAGCGTGAAGAGCGTCCTTGTCTGTTTCAGTTCCGATGAGTGCTAGAAGCTCCTCGTCGGAGAGTAATTGGTTTTGTGTATCATTTACAGCGGTGTCTCCGATGAGAAACCGCACCCAGTCTAAGGGTTTGTCTGCTGCTCCGTTCGTGTCAGTTAAGACGCCGCCATATGTGAAGTGCATGTTTCTCACCGTGTTCCGCTTTATTTTGTTTAGCTCACTACGCTGCTGAAGTAAGCGCCCATCGGAGCCCCGATAACCTTCTGAGTCCAGAAAGCCTCAATTTCGACTCTCTCGACTTTCTTCTCAGGTATCGGTATTGTGCTGATGGCCTGTCCGCCTGCGGCTGCGCCAGGTGCGTTGTTCCATGTTATGGTCAGCATCGAGGTAGCCGTCTTTAGGGCGACTCTCGGAGCCACATAGCATAGAAGCGCGTCCTTGCCCCACAGATAGGACATAGACTTCGTGCCAGCTACTTTCCTCTTGTAGGTGTTGCTGATTGCTGTTGGTACAAGAACCGTGTCGATCTCCAATACGCGAGCAAGCATCTCGGTCGTGATGGAGTCCGGACTGGTGTACATATATTGCTGTTTGATATCAGGGTGGTTCTTGAGTGCTAGGAACGTTCTGGGACCAAGAACAAGCGTGTTAGGCATCTGTCCTGTGATCTCAGCTTGGTCGTAGCACGCATTCACGATATCGGTCACTGGAGTACTGTTGGTCTTGTCGCTCCAAAGGCAAACCACTTGGCTGCTACTGGTCCACGACTCGTTGCCGTGGGCAGCTGCAGTGATGTCAGTCCCAGCAAGAGCTCCCGTCCAAACGCCTGTCTTGAAGACAGTGCTGATAAGGTTGGTTTCTCTCTTGAGCAACATCTTATCCATGAGGATTTGCGTCGCGTCCTGGTGGAGGTCAAGCATCGAGTCAGCGATCTTAACGTCTTCGTCGGTCAGGTCTTTGTGCAAGGCCCACCTCTGACACTTATAATCGCTTGAGCTTAGTCCGTATTCGGTTCCTTGTGATTCAGTACCAGCGGCCCTCTCTTTGACTTCATCTCTCATGAAGTCAGCCTGACTGTACGTGTAGTAGATGTCAGTCTTGTTAGGGAGGCCAAGATTGGGTGCAAGTCGATCCGCGATAAAGGCGGTCTGTTGCTGTCGGTACATTTCCGAAAATTCCGTGATTGGAACATTCGTGTGAATCATTGATTGCGTTGGTTGCATCTTTCTTCACCTCCTTTAGGCCGTAGTAACGAAGTAGAACCAGACATACCCCGCGTCACCCGCAAATGATGTGACTGCGCTCGCTGTCAAGGTTATCGTGCTACTCGCAGTTATAGCCGAGTTCGCGCCGCTGATTGCCGTCGATGCGACAGCCGCTGTCAGTTTGCAGTTCGCCGACGTCATCGCAAGAACGCCGCCCGTTACTGCTCCCGCGTCCGTGCTGAGCGTTATCGTCGCCGCCTTCGCACTGAGCGTCGCCACCGTGTCAACTACCATATAGAAGCCGGTGACATGACCTGCTCCGCTGACCGGAATGCCGGACACAATCGCTGCGCCTGTGGTGATACCGTTCAAGGCTATTTTGACTGGGTTGATAACTGGGTTCCCTGCACTGACTCCAGGTGGACTGCCACTCTGTATGTCAAGGTAAACCTCACCTATGTCCCCACTGTCACCAGAAATGCCTGCGACGCCTACCACAACGTCAGTAGTGGGTGATGCCCCAGCTACGAGCTGTCCCGATGAATTGGTTGTAAGGTTCTGTCCAACAGTGACACTTCCGCCATAGACACAGTAGGACTTGCCGTGCGTCATTACGTTACACGGAACATCCTGTGCGCTAGGGAGGTCTTGGAGGATTCCAAAGACTGCACTGGTCGCGCCGGTAGAACATTTGCGTGCGCGTCCGCCGCTGTCTAGGTAGACGGCGTAATACTGGTAACTTCGGTAATCCGCGTACGCTGGTAGTGTATATTGATCGCCTGGGATATCTCCAGCCATTACGATCCCCTCTTCTCTTCGTCAAGCCACTCTTGGTAGGAGTCAGGCGTCCATGCCAACGCTTTCGCTGCCACCTTATTGACCTTGCCTTCCGACTTAGCCATTATCTCAGCAGCGCGAGCGTTCACTGTCTCTTCTACTTTGCTCGACTTGTATTGTTCCTTGCCAATCTCCTTATAAACGGCAGATTTGGCCATGTTCGTCTCAGTCGCTCTAAGCATCTCCTCGAGTTTTTCATACTCTTCCGGAGCTTTGTCAGCAATGCTCTTTAGAAGCTCTCCGAGTCCTTCAGAAGGCAGGTGCGAAAATTCAGATGCCTTTTTCATAAACTCCTCGGTCTTCTTCTCGTCTTCAAGCTTTGCTGCTTTTGCTAGAGCTTCCTCTTTTGCCTTCTCGTCCTCCGCGCTCTTCTTGAGCATGGCTTCTACAGCCGTGCGGAGTCCTTCGTCGGCAATCTCAGAGACTTTCTCTGAAATGTCGCTCTTTTCCATATTAATCTCCTCGGACTTTTCTGTGTCCTTTGTAACGCTCTTAGCCAACGGCTCTTCAGTCGTCGGTGGAACGTCAATCTCGCCACTGAGCAAGTCCTTGAGACTATTCATAACATCAGCTTGGTCAGCTATCGGTGCAAGCGCAGCAAATCCAATTCGTGCTCTGTCTTTGCTTGCATCGTCTAGCGAAGCCTTTGAAAGAATCTCTTCAATTCGACTGGCCAGTAACGGGTCTAAAGGCGTGTCCTGGGTTTTTTTGCCCATATACACATCTCCTGTTTGTCTCTAAGCATTTTCCAATGGGCAATCGGCGCCTGAGCACTTCACGATTATGAACGGTTCCTTAGCCGCGCCATCGTTGACAAATCCTAGCGTGACTGGCCTCACCTTCTCCAACTTGGCAATAGCCATGCGCTCCTCGTCACTCGCAGGTTCATAGCCTGGCGGAACAGCCCCATAAAGTGCCATCGACTTCCCGAACATGCTGTAGTCGTTATACAGGCCGTTGTCGATGTCCTTTTTCAGGTCATCGCTAACTTCCGTGGTAACAGCCCAGCTGCCCTTCGGAACATCGCGTCCGTAGATATTTTCGTCGGTTTTCGCGATGTAGCTTTCAACAATCCTAGCTCCGGCCAGTTCCTGATGTTCGGTATCCGTCAACTGACTATGCTTCATAAACCATTGGGCTGCATCTTCCAATACTTCTGGAGGCACCCACTGTTTCTGCGAGTCGAGTGTGTCCGGCTTATAAACAACCCCGAAGATCAGATTCCGTTTATCTGGTTCATCAGCCGTAAACAAGCTGAATTGATGTTCATTGTTATCAAGGGCGGACTTCCTCATATACTGTTCGCCCTGATTACCGTTATTCGGTTCTTCCGGCGTTAGCACCTCGCTAACAGCCGCTTCTCGACGTTCATCGAGATATTCCTTAATAACCCCTAGTTTGCGGTTCAATTCATCCGTAGTGTAGGCGTCGCGCATCTGTGAGCCTGATTTCATCAGGACTTTGGGGTGCGGTAGCGTGAAGTCAGCAGGTACGGCCTCGCCGACCCCATGGCCAAGCGCGATTGTTATGTCTGGAGCGAGCGTATCAAGCTCGTCAGCGACCCACTCTTTCCATTCAAGGACTTCCTGTGGTGTGGGTCCTCGAGCACCGCCGTCGAATCCTTTGAGGAGGACGGGGACTTGGTGAAGTATGGCCACGTCGCTTTTAGCGAGGCCAAGAGGCTCGAGGTAACGCTTGGCAAAGATGTTGCCCGCGACGCCTACAATCGGTTCATTTCTCATTGCTTCGTCAAAGTCTGGCGAACCGCTTACGAAGGCAACGAGTGGTTGGTCATCTTTTATGACTGGGTGTAGTGGTTTGACGTCTGACTTGTGAAGATCGTTCCATCCCAATCGGCTCGAATAGCCACTTAGGATAGACGCGATCCGTGCTTTAGCAGCGGCAGGAATACTGCTTCCAGCCAAACGACCTTTTGCCGCACGGATCGCGTTAGGTACAGCGGTTAATTTCCCATTGATAATGGTCGCTATAGGAAACTTATACGACCCGAGCAGATTAGCTGGCGTTCCGTGAAATAGAAAAGCCCTACCATATTTTGCAACGTCAATCGTTCCATCGCCTTTGGTGGCCCATTTCTTTAGCGCAGCGCGTGCAGCACCAGCATCCCAGCTGGTTCCTGCAGCCGCCATCGGAAGGCCGCTTTTGGCTAGTTCTTCTTCAGTTCCTTCAACTCGGAAGTCTTTAGGAACTAATGGAAGACGCAGGTTAATTCTGATCCCTCTTCGCTGCAACTCGTCAAAAATCATCTCACCAGGAGTGGAATATGCCTTGGCTGATTTTTGCATTCTTGTCGCGTCTTTGGACCATTCGTTGTGCATCTCCCACTCCTGTGAGAGTTGTCGGTCGTTAAATTGGCTGAGGAGCCCAGGTGTGATGGTCATCCCCGCCATCTGCATTCCATATTTGTCGGTTTCATCTGTCATGTGACCCACCTCTGGGCTTACATATTACCTAAATTTCTGCGATCCTGTGCGCGAGTCGGTTTCTTTGCTCGCTTTTTCTGCTGTGCCTGTGTCTCTTTCGTCTGCGCCACGTTCTGAGGCGGCTGTGCTTTCATCGCTGAAGCAGCAGGCGCCGCTCGCTTAATGTTTGCCGGAACTGGTACTGGTTTTCCGTCTGGGCCTGTTTCTACCCATTCAGCCTGTTCTGGTGTAACTGCCGTCGCTGCGGCCATAGCCTTCTTTTCTTTCTCTACCTCGAGCTCATTCTGTGATGTGTCCACATCCGGCAGCCCCGCCTCTTCCATAACCGCGTTAAGCAGATCATCGTTCGGGAAGATCGAGTCCGCTCCGGCCTTGTAGAGGTTTGCGAGGAGCTTGCCTAGCACGCCTACGTCAGTCTTCGAGACGTTCCCATGCACAAGTTTTGGCATATCGGTGAGATCACCGAACTGATTGAGCTCAACGAGCTCAGGGATCGCCTGCTTGTTGATCGTGTCACAGATCAGATCGCAGATAGATTCGATAAACATTACAAAGAAGCTTGATTTGTTGCTCGACAGGGCGTATGAGCCTGGTCCGCCCTGTGGAAGCAACATGAAGTCGGCAAGGAGACATCGCGCAATCTCCGCCTGATATCGTGCTATAGGTTGAATGGTAGGCAGCCCCGTCCCCCTGGTGGTCAGTTGTTGGCCGCCTACCAATCCAATCTGAAACATGGGGATGCTTGTCCCTGGCCACACGTCCGATGGTGTAACGAACGTCGCATCCTCGTTTCGGTGAACGTTATCTGCCATGTCCTGATAGACTTTCAGAACCTTCTTGTTCTTAGGCAGGAAGTTCTCGGCAGGGATCTTGATATCGGGTAGACCGGCCATGTTCCGCTCAATGCCGATCATCTCAATGAGCTCAAGCTTATGCTTGGCATACCAGGCCATATAGGCTCCTCTATACCAACTGGTGCCTTCTGGGTTGCCTTTGGTCGCGTTAAGGGTGAAATGAATACATTTCTCCAGCGGGATCAACAGAACCTCTGAAGCGGGATAATAAATCTGCTGGTTGAAGCCGATGATCTCGGCGGTGTTCGGGTCAGGTTCCCACCTCAATAGGGTTTCATGTGGCCTGAATCCCCACTTCGCCCAGCTTATTGTGCCGTCATCTCGGCGTTCCATGACCTTTTCAAATAAAGACCAGCCAAAGTCACCACAGGTCAGGATCTCATGGAGTTTCTGCTGCCATGATGTGTCAAGCCAATCGAAGATGCAATGCTCGATAAAATCAGACGCCTTCTGATCGTTGGCGCTTTTGCCCCCTGGCTGCATAAAGAAGTTCACCTGCAGCACGGCCATCTTTGTAGCGGTGCCGATTGCGGCTACCGTTGCATCCGTGCCGATCATGGTCTTGAGCGCACGGACGCCCTGACGGCCTGTTAGTGCAGGCAGCCACTCTTCTCTGATATAGCCGCCAAATTCCCTTAGTCCAGGCTTGCCTATCTCGCCAAATTCCGATCGTGGCCTTCCGGCCCCTGGCTTTCTTCTCCTCTTATTCGGAGCCATCATTACTCTCCTGCCATTTCAATAAAATCGTATCTCCCTCTGCCGCGCCGGATCGACGGAATGACGGTCGTGTAGAGTTTTTGTGATAATGAGTAGGTGTAAACCGCATAGCGCATAGCGTCCATAAGATCATCGAATCCTGCCTTTTTGTTCGGCATTTCTAAAACGCGGCCTTGCTGGTCTTTCTGGCGCGTATAGCCACTGATTTCGCTAAGGAAACTGTCACAACGAGGATGCACACGAACGCAGTACTGTCGAACCGAGGATATGCCGTCAAGGATGTTCTTCTGTCCCGCTATCGTGTTCAGCCCATGCTGCCGCATCTCTTGTATTGAGGCTGGCTCTGAGGCGTCGCAGTAGATGGGGATAGTAGTCTCAATTCCGTTTTGCTTGAGTTTAGATTTGATTGAGTCGATGAAGTCTCTGTTGAGAGCCGCGTGCTGGTACACCTCATCAATGACGTATATTTCGTGTTTCGACTCGTCAATTCCCAGTACACAAAAGGCAGACGGGTGAGAAAACCCGAAGTCAGCTCCTCCAATAATTGTGTCAAAGTTCATCTCCTGTGAGTTAAAGTCCCACTGCTTCCACCGATCGTAGACCATCGCACCCAGTTCGCCCCACTTGCCAAGCGTGTAAACGTTATAGCGGTTCTGATCCTTGATTCCGAGGAGCATCTTCTTGTATGCCGCATCAATAAACTCGTTATCCTCAAAGGTGTAGTGGAAAATCCGCGTGTCCTCATCTTCCATCGGGTCATCCATCTCGTTAAAGAACATCTCGTGCAGCCAGTGGTTTCGGTCAATCGGGTTGAATGTCAGGATTAATTGTCGCGACTGTCCCTCCGGAAGCTCTCTACCTCTGAGTCGCATCCGGATCATCTCAAACTCCTCTAATGAAAGCTCTGTTGGCTCCTCAATCCACATCCCGCTGATATCAGTCAGTGACTTGATTGAGGCTGCAATCTCGCCGCCCTGTGAATCAACAATCGCCATCCCATGAATCGTGCTCCCGTTCGGGAAGTCGATCTTCATCGTGGTGTTGTTGACGTGGTAGGGAATCATGTTTTCATTTAAGATTTCCTTGAGCATACGGAACGCAGTAACCCGGAGTCGAGGCGACCACGCACGCATCACGACGGTCATAGAATTGGGATATTTCAGACTTTTCATTATCACTTTCTGGGCCGCTGCTATAGACTTACCAGCACCGGCTCCGCCGTGCAAAACAAGATACCGCTCCTTCGCGGTGAAGGCAGGCACAAAACTTGCCTGGGGGAAGTGTCGGGGGTGGATTTCACGGCCCATAACCATTGGGCCGTACTCAGGAGGCTCCGCGCCCATCTTCAACGCTTCCACATCTCTCGAAAGCGGTTGAAAGTCTGTGCGGAGGGTCGGACCGTCGCCCAGGTCGAGTTCAATGTGATCGTCATCTCCTATTACCCGCTCATCTCGCTTCCAGGGCGATTTTATCTTCCGACTCTTGGCTGAAGCCATATTGATCTATTTAATCCGGTTCCAATCGGAGCAATATCGTCCCTGTAAGTTGTTCAACGGGGCTTAATTTGGCCTCCGATTGCATGATTGTGACCCTAACTATGCCAAAATTTCGTCGTTTTGTCCAATTTTGGCTTATTTTCTCCTTAATTTTCTCAAAATCGCTTTTAGAAACGCTTAATATGAGCCTATTTTCTTCATCGGAACAAAAACATCCGGCGTTCTTTTCCAACGGAACCCGCTGCTGCTTTTGTTCATTTTCTGGCACTTTTCACCTAATGTTTTCTGAAGTATGCAATCTGTCCGGCTCTTTTTGTCACAGCCTTCTTCGATCCTTGCGCTAGAACCTTTCCACTCTTAGGACTCGTCAAAACATACGACCCTTTCGCGCCTTTCTTCTTGAGTCCCTTACTCTTCCCCTTTTTCTTTATTGGCATAATCAGCCTCGTAATAAACTCGCAGAGTGATTCCTTCCTCCGCCCGAAGCCGGTTTTTCATATCATCAAGGTAACGACGAGCGATATCCTCGGCCATCGTCATCTCTTTTGGCTGGATTAACGTCTCAATCCGCGCCGGCACCTTCATCTGATTCCTAACCAGATTAGTATCTCGACAATCAGGATGATCGTCGCCACAACTTCAAGATAGGTTACTTGCATCTAGCGCTCCTGGGCGTATTCTTCCTGAACCTCGCCCTTCTTCTTCTGTTCGTGCGTCTTGTCTACTTTGTCCTTCCAGGCGTCCTGTCGCTCTTTCGTGCCTTTCCGGACGTTCTCTACGGTTTCACCGTTAGACATCCTTTGCTCCTACAGAATCCCGATCGCTCGCAAAATCACTACCAGGATTACAATTACGATTAGAACCCACACTACGTCCATTGCGTCCATAATGCTCTCCTAAACGTCTTTTACCTCGTCTCCGAACACGATTGTAACGCTTCCAGAGTGCTCGACTTTCTTATCTTTATCAAGCTGGAAAATCTCATTAAATAGATCAAATCCTAATTTAAACCGTTCACGCTTTTCTTTTGACGTTAAAAGTTCTGAATCCTCTGTTTCCATTAGCTCAAAATATTTGTCCATCATCTTCTGCGCCTGCTTAGCGCGTTTCTTTTTGAATTTTAGTATTAGTTTCTCATTTTGCGACTGCTCCTGCGCCATTATGTGATCGTCATACGCCTGCGCCCTCATCGGCCAGTTGAACTTCTTCCCATACGTTCGCAGTGTCGTAGGCGTCAAGTCAAACTCTACGCCAGAGTATTTGCGCTGGACCGCCGTGTACGTTCGCGTCGGCCCGTAATCACGATAAAAACAGAATAACTCGTAAGCCTTTGTGGATTCATCAGCCAAACGGTCCCAGGGAAACTCGTTTAGTTCTTTAGACGGCTCTTCTTTAGGTTTAGAAGGAGCCTTAACGGTCTGGGTTTTCCTGAGTATATCCCCAAAAGTTTCTTTATCCGGCATTTTGTTGTTTCCTGCAGGAAACGATTATCCTCAATGTAGAATTTGTCCCTCGAGGATTCGTGTTTTGTGTTAATCCTTTATAAGTCGGAGTTCCCTTATGCCCCGCCGCTGTATAAAAAACCCTCAGAAAAACTATAAGGCAAACGCTGAGAATTTCACAAAGCATATGACTTCTCGAGTAAGTAGACGGGAATGGCACCTCATTATCGGGTTGCTGGTCGTCGTTCTCATTGGATTAATAGTTTCAGCGAGCTTTCTAGCATTTCAAATGAACGATCTAGCCTCCTCAGTTAAACCCTCAGAAAAGCCCTGCCCTATTGAAGTAGCCAATGCCACAATGAATACTACTCAAAAGAACTATACACTCCTTTTCTTTATGGAAGATGGTTGCCCGTTCTGTCAAGCCCAAGCGCCCGCCATAGCCAATCTTTCCCTAAAACACGACGTAATGACAATCAACTTAACGAGTGATCCTAATGGGAAGAGTCTAGCAAAGCAGTGGAACGTGACAACAACGCCTACTACTATCGTGTTATCGAATGGGAATGAAACGACGAGATTTATTGGCGTAACTTCTGAGAAAACTATTTCCGCAAGTCTATTGTAGATTAACTGGTTTCTCTGGCTTACTAAACCTTCCTTGGAGAAACCATAGGAAGACAGAAGCGCGTTATAGCATCATACATCTGCTGTAGCATCACCTCATTGGCCTATTTTTAATTTGTCTTCCTTTCTATTCTGCCTTTAGATTCGAGATTGAAGAGCGTAGAGAAGAGATTGGATGCAAGGGTTTTTATACTAGAAAAAATAGCCAGAACTCGATGAGGGTATGCTTATCGATGCATCCTTTTAAAAATTTTTTTTTCTCATAATTCCAAAGAAAGAGGGGGGCAGTGAGTCATTCAAATTTTTGAAAGAAGTAATTCTTTATGAGCCTTGAATAACCTAGTCACTAGGAACCCTCTAAAGAGGGCGGGCAGTAGAGCCTATGGGCGTATTGCTAAACTTAATGATGGCGCAATATTCTTTTATTTGCTTCTACTGTTTGCTTGTTTGCTTAGATGTTAGATGATTGCTTAGACTCATAGATGATTGCTTAGAGGTTAGATAGTTGATTAGATGATGATTATATGATGATTGCTTAGATGTTAGATGCTGATAAGATGATGATTAGTTGATAAGTTAAGGCTCGATAGTTGATAGATAGCCTTATATATAGATTAAAGGTTGCTTGCAAGGCTAAACATAAGGGTCAAAGTAGGGGGGTAGAGTAGGTGGGTTAATAAAGAAGGGCAGGACAGCCCCCTTTGCCTGAAATAAGAAAGGAGATAGGAGTTAGATTTAATTCGCGGATTCCATCAATTTTTTGAATTGATTCTTATTTCTTTTTCTTGATAGTTATATAGACTCTTGCTTGTCTTGCTTGATCTATTCTTTAATTGCTTGCTTGCTTGATCTTAGATATAATACATATACCTATATAGTATAGAGTTGTATTAGTTATTGTAGACAATGAACTTGAGACAAGCTCAGTAGTGGCTTGATGCTGCGATGATGGGCGATACCTCAAGGAAAAAGTAAAGTCAACGGGGGGGGCATTGCGATGATCCCCCCTCAGAACTTTGCCCTTGATGCTCAAGTAAGGCAGGAATCAAGGAAGCAAAAGTCTTTGATTTAATTAAACTGCCAGACGTTAAAACAAATAAAACTTAATGAGTCTTTTAATTAAGGCTCTCTCTTTTATTAAGTCTAATAAGTGGCT